ATACATTGCTTCTACATAATCTTTAGCGTGTCCCCAATCTCTGAGTGCATCTAAGTTACCTAAACGTAATGGTTCTTGGTCTCCAAAGTATGCATTCACAAGGCCTTGCACAATTTTACGTGTAACAAATTCAGGACCTCTACGTGGACTTTCGTGATTGAATAGAATACCATTAGATGCGTGAATGCCATAACTTTCACGATAGTTAACAGTAATCCAATATGCATATAGTTTTGCAACTGCATATGGGCTACGTGGATAGAATGGAGTTTTTTCTGTTTGTGGTACTTGCTGAACCATGCCATACAATTCACTTGTCGATGCTTGATAGAATCTACACTTCTTTTCTAAACTTCGAATTGTCTCTAGCATAGTGAGTACGCTAATACCATTTACTTGTCCAGTAAATTCTGGTACTTGAAAACTTACACCCACATGAGATTGTGCGGCTAAGTTATATACTTCGTCTGGTTGTGTTTTTACGATGATGTTTCGAACATTTGCACTATCAGTTAAATCACTATAGTGTAGTTTGATATCGTCTTTGATGTGGTCAATATTTGTAGTATTGAATCCTGTACTAAGTCTACGTGCAAGTCCATGCACTTCGTAGCCTTTACTCAATAGAAGTTCTGCTAAGTAACTTCCATCTTGTCCTGTGATTCCTGTAATCAATGCAACTTTGCTCATGTAATCTCCATAAAATAGTGACAGGTTATTCTGTTACGAGGAAACCTGTCGAAACCCTAGTCAGCGTTTAGGCTGCCAATGCGAAACGTGAGTCGTTTGCGTTTACTTTTTTTGCTTGATTTACGGTCATCGCCTACCGTGCTGTCCACTCTGTTACTCTTTGCCCTGTCGAAACTATGCACCCCCATCAAAAACACACTTCATGGATGAACCCCCTTGTCACCTTGCGGTTAGAGTGTGCTTTTGGTGGAGGTGGGGGGATTCGCACCCCCGTCCAAGACACTTTTCTCTTTGCTTCATACAGCAATATCAATCATAAGGTGGCCAACCAGTGTCCGCCTTACTATCTTCTTCAAAGTTATTCCAATCGTAGGTTGCAAGTTTGTAAATCCAAAATGCATGTAGTCCTACGACAAGAACTAATAGAATTATATCACTATTTATCATGTTAGTCAATCAATAAACATTATATTCGTCTGTTAGTACGGCATCATATGCTTCACGGTAAGAAATAAAATCTTTAATGTAGTCGTTGCGTTTCTTAATGAACACTTGTGGGTGTTCAGAATCAACGGCAATCATAATTACGATTTGCGATACTGGTATACCAGTTCGTTCTTCATACATGACTGCATAGGCAGAGCATTGCATAAAGTATCCTTTAATCCAACTCTCTTCTTTTAACTTGCTTGAAGTCTTGAAGTCGATGATAGATAACTTACCATCATATTCTGCAATACAGTCAACTCTACCCGCAACTTTTAAGTGATGCGAATACAAAGGAATCTCTAGCGCATGAATGTTATTTACATGCTCATCTAATAGAGGTTGTAAAGACTTGAACATAGCAACAGAATCTGGCATCGTCTTACGTGCATAGTCTTCTTCGTTGTTCAAATAGTTTTCGCAAATCTTGTGTACTCTAGTGCCACGGCTGGATGCTTTAGTAGAGATACGATTGGCTTCTTCTTCACCGACACGTTTTCGCCATTCTATGATTTTATCTTTACCATGCTGAGATGTGATAGTAGTCACGGAAGGATATAGATTGCCTTCAGGCGTTTTATAAAAACGCTTGCCGTTTATTGTTTCGGTTTCTAGGTCATAATCAATATCACAACCAACATGTTTAAAGTTCATTTTTATAGCACCACAAAATATAGATTAAAGTATTTATCTCCGTTACTTTCGAGACCTCCACTAAAGTGTATTATAGGAAGATTAGCCAAGTCTTTAAGTTTATCATATATGTTAACATATGTCAAGTTCGATACATCTCTTGATATATCTTTTAGATACAAAGAATTAAATTCAAGTTCAAATCCACGTTTACTGGTGTTCTCATCCTTTACTGACATTGCCCTAGCAATCTCAGTCTTCTCTAAAAATTGTGGATACAAACCAAAACCACTTGCATCAATTAGTTCTTTATATTTACTTACAGACCCCAAATCATATCTAGTCACTACAGATTTAGACTTAACCCATTTGAATCCAAATCCAAAATTCTTAAAAGGTGCCTCAAAATAAACTTTATATTTTGCAATATCACCATCTGCTTCAATAGCGAACATGATACAATTGCAAGTATTATATTCTGACGTTAATCTAAGAACATATTTTTCTGGAAACTCATACTTTCGAACAAGTTTAAGAACATCGTTGACATATGTAAAATTTTGTTTTTTATAAATGAAAACGATAACACGATCACGCACAAGGTGTTCTTTAGTAACTTTAACGGAATGATGAATTTTCATTTTATGTGATTGCCAAAATTCACTTTGAAAATTACTCAGAAATTCTTTAACGTGTGCGTTATCAGTCCTAACAGATTCTAATGCTAAGTTTTTTGGATTTAATGCGCTTAAGTTTATATTTTCTAAACCAGCACTAGTTATTAGAGATTCCGTCTTCATGTTGTAGTTTCGCCAAAATATAATCTTTTACCAATGAAGAACGAACGATATCATCTACGGTAAATTCAATCTTTGTAAATGCTTTCATGTGATATGCAATATCAAAGAATTTGAGAATACCTGATACGTCATTCTTCTTCTTATTCAAGTCAGTTTGGCGATAGTCTCCACACCAAATAATCTTAGAGCGATAGCCAACCCTTGTCATAACTGTATCTATCTCTTCAAATGTCATGTTCTGCATTTCATCAACAATAATGATAGCGTCATCGAATGACATACCACGAATGAATGATGTAGAGATAAATTCAATGTGCCCTTGTTCTTCTAATCTATCCCATGCATCTTTGCGTCCAAACAATGTATCGCAGATTTGACGATATGGTTGTTGATAGATTTCCATCTTCTCATTTACGTCACCTGGCAAATGTCCAATCTCTCTTGATTGAACAGCAGAACGTACTACAATGATTTTATCAAATGGATTTGCTTTATCCATTACTTCTTCGATTGCTTTATACAATGCACAGAATGTTTTACCTGTACCTGCTACGCCATGAAGTGCTACAAAATAGTCTCCACGTTTGTATGCATCGAAAAATATTTTTTGATTGTCCGTTAACGGAGTAAAAGTTTTTAAATCATCTAGTCTAAGTCTGAGTGTATTGTTGACTGTTTTTGTTCTAGGGGGTTGTTGAATTTCTGGTTCGGTATTTGCTGATTTAGATACAGCAGGTTTTCTTGCCATGGGTGCCCTTTTTGTAGTTGTAGTGGTTTTGTGTATCCCCATTATTAGAATGTATTAACATTACCTCTCGGATGTGCTTCTTTAGCCTTTGCAAGGACTTCTCTAAATCCATTGTCCGGCTTTCGAATACCCAATCGGATTGGATCACCTAATGATGGTGCGCTTAGAATAACAGATTCATATTGAGGATTCTGTTCTAAGAATTCCTCTCTATCAGCAATTTTAAAAAGTTTCTCAATTACTTCGCCTGTTTCACGATGGCGAAAGTTGTATGTTGGCATTCTTTACTCCGTATAAGAACCACTCTGGTGTTTCTCTGTTTTTCCAATTAGCGAATTTCGCCTTATCATGTATATAGTAATTCTGATACGAGCGAATAGAATCATTTGTCACTTTGTAGATATCAGGCATCGCAGGCGTAGGTTCAGTAAATTCACCTATAGGAATATTTATTGGATCCAACCAAAGTACATGCATCAATTTTTCACATGCATGATTTCTATTGTATCTATATGCATATTCTTGTAAAAGACATTGCCACATGCGATAGAGCCAACGATAATTTTCATTTGACTTTCTAACCCAAATAGCAGATGGGTGATTAAAATGACTTGCTTTATATAGCGTATATTCAAACAATTCATCTTTCATGCGCCAACGTTGAATGCTACGATTATTAGCAGTCTTATCAGTATACGGTTCACCATCAAGAACTCGGTGTGCAGTAGACATGAGTTGTGCATACTCAATAATCATTTTGACAACGTGTTTGTCTAAGTGCATTTCTGCACAGACTTTTGGTTCGTGATTCAAATAAAAGATGTTCAATCTAGTCTCTCCACAAGTATTTTTTCGCCTTGATCTGTACCAAACGACATGTTATCATAGTATACACGAACAAGCCCCTTACGTGCAAGTGAAACACAGGTAATACACGCACCAAAGTAATTTACATTTTCGGTAATGTCTTCAATTGATTGACTTGGCACACCTTCGGCACGGGACAACATTTCTGTCATCAATACAATGTCTTCCATACCATCATTGAATTCACTATCACCTTCATCGATGATTTCGAGTAGTGCTTGTAGATTTTCATCGGACAATTTTTTAAAAAATTTACCTAATGATGTGTATGGATTACGCATTAGCATTTTTGCTACTGATTTTGTGACTGGCAAAAGTTTATCTGCTTCGATAATTTTTTCCATACATGGATGCGAGTTCTCAAAGTCAATAGGTTCTTCCATTTTAAATCTCCACGTATTTTAGTTTAAAGTCATCGGCACGATTTTCATAATTAATATATCCACGTGGATTGCAAACAACCCTAGTAGTACCAATCATGTAATCAAAGTCTTCATGTGTGTGTCCGTGAGTCCACAATTTGATTTGTGGATTATCAAGAATGAATTGATCCAAACGGCTACTGTATGCACCATTCATCATCACTTCTTCTTTGTATCGAGGATGTGTAGATGCTTTGCTAGGTGCATGATGCCCAACAACAACATACTTGTTTGTATTCTCACCAAGCATAGCAGTAGTCAGTTGAATGTATTGTAACATTTTCTTGTGGTCTTGTACAGTATCTTCTGGTGTGAACCTAGCAGGACGCTTATGAAATTCTGCTTTCTGAATTGCATGTCCATTTTCATCCAGTTTAACATTACCATCAGCATCGTATGCATTGACCATTGTCTTGTACGATACCATTTCGGTGCTGTTTTCGATAATGCGAAAATCATTCATTACACCACGAATGTGTGAAAGAGTAACAGGGTCTTGTGCATTCATATCAGTCCACAATGTACCGCCAATGAATGTTACATCGCCGAGTGTAACATGCTCTTTGTCGAGGATGTGTAGATTCGGAATGTGTCCAAGAAAGTTTCGCAAAATAGTAAACGTTTCTGCATAGTCACCATGATAGTGTTCGTGATTTCCTGCAATGTAAATCACATTAGGAAATTGAAATGCACAACGAGAAAAAAAATCAATGTAGCGTTCGCTTTTACCTTTTCCTATAATTCCGTATGCATCAGACTTACGAAAATCTGCGGCAACACAAATATCGCCAGACAGTATTAATACGTCAGCGTTCTCTTCGTTCTTTAAAATCAGATCACCAAACTCAAGGTGAACATCGGATGCAATAGCAATTTTCATTGTAGTAGTCTTTTCATAGTTTCAATAGTTACATTGACATTATTGTGTAAAATGCCGATACCTCCAGCATTAGAGAAAGAATCGATTACGTCTGGTGTATCATCCACCAATATGATTGTGGATTCTGCATATTCGGCTTTCAATCTACGCCCAGGCACAGTATTTATTTTATATTCAATTCCCCGTTCACAAAGCCATTGTGTCTTTTGGATTGTCACTTCTGCATGGTACTTTTGTCCTCCGCTAGAAGTCAACATTTCAATAGGAATGCCACGAATGGTTCTTACATATTCAAGTAATTCTTCTCCACCTTCGTGCCAATCTAATGTTGCAAAACTTTCGGCTTCAATAAATTTAGTCCAGTTAGGAGAAAATTGTTTTCGATCCCGTGATTCGCCCGCAGTCTCGCCGAACAATTCAAAATAGCGTCTATTGAAATCACAAAAAACGCCATCCATGTCGAGATACAGTTTACTCACAACCATATAATCAATCCAATCATTACGATAAACACAAAATATTCCATAATGGTGAAGTTTATCATTAGTTTATAAAACCAAGGATACTGCATCAATCTATCATATATGGAAAGTTTCATTCTGACATTCTCGCAATTAAATTTTGTAAAACAGGCTCTATCTCAAAAACGGGAATGCTTGACATATACTGAACATAATTTACAACGCCAGTACCAGTCAAGCCTAAGTCCCATGCTTCAAGGATGTATCGTTCTATTACTGCACGGTCATCCATATCACTCCAATCAATATCATGTTCGAATATATGCTTCAGCGAATTCACGGTCTTCGTAATCCGCAACGTCTGTATCAATCTCATCTAACAGATTGACAGGTTTCTTTGCAGAAGATTTAGCCATCGCATTCATAATTCCATCAAGGGAATCACCAGCAGGAACAGGCGTAGGAGTAACTTTCTTTGCTTTCGCAACAACAGGCTTAGCCGCTTTCACAACTGGAGCCTTAACAGCCTTCACTTTAGCCAGTTTTGCAACAGGTGCAGTACCAGCGCCAACGAGTTCATAACTCACAACTGTGCGGCCATCACGATTGGCACGAACAGCAAAGCCCGTGTTTTTCTTGATTTCCCACAGATAAGTAGATAGTCGAGTCGCAACGATACCATCAATCGCACGAATGGTGCTAACAGGTACAGGTGCTTTTGCGTTTTGCAAAACTTCAAAAATCTTTGTGTATTGTTGAACAGATTTAGTCATAATATAATTTCCTTAAAAGAGTTAACTAAGAGATACATGGTAACACACCATGTGGTGTTTGTCAAGCGGTAACAACAAAAGGTTTGTCCCACTTGCCAACATTGATATGAGCATAGTAAGCGGTGTCGAAATAATCCGTCATCGCATCACTACGGTCATAATAATCACCAGAATACATTGCAGTAACGATTTTGGTCATTAGTTCTTTTGCTTTACCAGAATAATGATCCTGATAATAATAATGGTTCACTTGGTCGTAACCACTTTTATTGGGTTGAAAACCACGTGCCACTTGATAAGAGTCACGGCCGCAAGTTTCGTTTGCGTTCGCAATAAAATCAACAGGCGCAGATTTAATTGTGCATGTGATAGAAAGACTATCGCAACGCAAGGAATATTTAACGCCAGTACCTTTGAGGGCGGCATCCAAGTTTGCTTTGATCTTCGCTTTGCGTTCTTGATTCATATAAGCCATGTTCAATTCACTCCATAAAAAATAGCATCTTCATCATACGAATACGATTCATACATCATCATATCGTGGTAAGCATTCATTGTATCAAGGAAGTCCTGATAAGTCAAGTCAATTTCCTCTTGCTGTTGGGTTAAAGCAACAGTCTGTAATTCAGCATTAATCAAATCAACATTCATAACTTAGTCCTTAATCTCACAACCAACACCTTAAGTATCGCATGAAAACCACCACCTGTCAAGAGTTTTTTCGGCAATGTTGCAAAAAAGAGACAGAATTAGAGCGGTTTTGGGCGGCTTTTCGATATAAGTTGATGCTAGAGTACATCCAAGCCGTCAGAGTCGCCCAAACGGCGGTCTAGGCCAAGACCGCAGGCGGTCTAGGGCGTCAATATCATCGCCTAAACGGCTGTGAAAAGAGTCCTCCCCATCATCTCCCGAAACCAGCCAGTCGATTCTCTGCACATAAATTTGTGCCAATAAAAGTGTCATATGAGCCAGTTTAAATTTTTCAATAGTTTCTGGCGAATAACCATAACCTTTTATGTCTCCGTATTCGTTCACTTCCTCAGAATCATTGTCTAGAATAAGTTGTTCGATTTCATCGGCAATGTGTCCGAGTTCATATTGTTTGTATTGAAAATGTCCACCACTCATAATTATCTTCCTTTAATAAATCCCACAACAAAACCAAACGTTCGAATACACCAAACCTTGAAACGGAATCTTTTGTTTATACCATTTCGTTTGGACTCATCGTATCGATTACGCAATATTGGATTCACACGGTTCCTCCGTAGTACGGAATCAACAACTCTAAAGCGGCAATGATTTTGAAGTTGTTTGCAACATCTTCTGGATGCAACCATTTACCTTCCTTGAAATCTTCAAGTTCTTTTTGCAAATATTTTAATTGGTCTTGCATAGTCAACAGAGCAATTCTGTCAGCAGTATCAAAATCAATCATAAGTCCGTTACTCATAATTCAACTCCATAAAGTTTGTTTCCAAAGGAAGAATTTCAATGTCTAAAGTGTCTTTACTTTCCGTGATTAAATCTCCCAACACGCCAGCACCATATCCGCTACTACCATAAAAACTTTTATTGCAGATATAAACTGAACCAGATGAACCTTCAAAATAATATGAACGTGCATCTTCTGTTATTTTAGTCACTCCAGAATTTAATTTCCAAGAGTCACTACCAAGATAGCCACCATACCAACATGCAAAAATCCTATAATGGGATTCATTTTTTTTGTTAGTCAGTTTGACCATTAGCCATTTGTCTGGTGTGTAGTCACTCATTGTTCAACTCCGAAATGTTTTTCATTTTTTAATAACTCGGTTTTTATAACCTTAACAAAATTTAACATCTTGTCATGTGGATAAATGTTTCTACCCAAATTAGCAAATCTACTGGTGATGACAATGTTGTCAGGAGTGTAATTCTCCGACTCATCTATCTTATCTACTGAGGGGGCTGCCGGATGTTTGGGGTACCAATCTGGGTGATTTTTATACAATAATCCTAAGTCTAGAGGCACATTAAGCCAGTAACATTTTCCATCTTGTTTAAACCACTGGACTTCTAAGTCTGCGGCAGTAATTAATACTTTAGCAGGTATCCATTGTTTTGAATTCTTTCCTACTGCGCCACCGACTGATGACCCTGTCTTTTCCATTCTTCTACGATTAGTAGAAGAATCTATTGCCCAAGTACCATCTGCTTTTTGATAGATACCATTTTTTCTGCACATTTGTAATAATGCGTCAAATGGATTACGTTGTTTAATTCGTTCGTTCGTCATTGTTCAACTCCAAAGTGATAATTATTCAGTATGCCAATTTTATAATATTGACTCCTATCATTACAAAATTTTGCCCAATTTGATTTTTCATTATTAGCATAGTATTGTATACTGGTATCAATCTCAACATCATTTCCATCTCGCCCTAAAAACAAATGATATAAGCCTTCTATCTGTTGTTGTAGCGGGCATAGTTTTTGAGTATAATTACTATTTGTTTCAAACCAAGTTAGTGCTTGAATAGAAGTTTGATTACCCGTATTTAAATTAGTTACCATCATTGATAACTCAGTTGGATTAGCA